ATCTCCCACCTTTTCGCCACCGTCCCCATGAGGACCGAACCCGATGACCGACCTGACACAGACCCTCTCGACATTGTTCGCTACCTTCCCGCCGCTGCAGGGAGCCGCAACGCCTGAAGGGGCGCTGGCGGCGATGCAGGCCTACGTCCTAGCCGTCGGAAAATACGACATGCAGGATATCGAGGAAGGCGTCCGCAGGCTGGTCGCCGGCGAGATCGGGGAACACGACGGGCGCTATCCGCCGACCGCGCCACAGCTCGCCAGAGCCGTCCACAAGGCTAGGGACGCGCGGCTTGACCGTGAACGCGACCGTAGACCCCGCCTGCCGCCACGCGATATCGAGAAATCGCCGGAATCGCAGGAACGGGTCCGGGCGCTGACGGAGCAGGCGGTCCATCGCCTCGCCGGCGTCATGCGCACAGACGATGCCGCAGCGGCCAAGCGCCGCCAAGAGCTTCAGGAGCGAACCGACGAGCGCTTCGCCCCCGACCCGTCGCCATCCGCAACGGCGAGTCGTCTCGGTTTCCGGTACAGTGCCGGAGATCCTGATGGTGAGGCTGGGTAGGATGAGCGAACCCGTCGCCTTCTTCGTCGGCTTGCACCAGCCATCGGATGCCAAGTGGTTCGATCTGGCCTGCATCAGCATCCGCCGGCTCTGGAAGCGACTGAAGCCGCTGGGCAACGTGAAGGTGCTGGTTGACAGCGGCGCATTTATGGAATTGAAGCTCCACGGTCGCTACAGGGAGAGCGTCGAGGTTTACGCTGCCGAGCTATACCGGCTCCACACTTCCGGCGTGGTCAACATCGTCGCCGCAGTGGCGCAGGACTACATGTGCGAGCCGTTCATGCTGGCGATCACCTGCATGACGGTGGAGCAGCACCAGCGGCTCACCATCGAGCGATACGATGCACTCGTTGCCGAGCTGGATCGGCTGTTCGACGGCAAGTGCCCGTTCCCCGTCATGCCGGTGCTGCAGGGATATTCGCCCGCCGATTATGTGCGGCACGTTGAAGCCTATGGCCCGCGGCTGACCAGTGGCATGTGGGTGGGCGTCGGCTCCGTCTGCAAGCGCAATGGCGATCCCGCCGCTATTGTCACGGTCCTGAACGCGATCAAGCTGATGCGCCCTGATCTGCGGCTGCACGGATTTGGTATCAAACAGACATCCCTTCTCCATTCTCGGGTGCGACGGCTGCTTGCCACCGCCGACAGCATGGCGTGGTCGTTCGCAGCTCGGAAGCGCGGCGGTAATGCCAACGATTGGCGCGAGGCAATGCGCTTTGTCGAGACCATCAACAGCGTCGTCAGCCTCCCGCCCGAGCAATTCCAAACCGACCTTTTTGAGGAAGCAGCATGATCGGATATCTCTCCTTCGCATTGTTCGCGCTCACCATCCCCGCCGCCAATTGGCTGATCGGCAATGTAGGCACCGTCTGCATTCCTGACGGGCCCTGCCTGATCCCGGTGGGCTTCGGCCTCGACGCGCCCAGCGGCGTGCTGATGATCGGCGCGGCACTGGTGCTTCGGGATATCGTCCATGAGCGCCTGGGGGCGATGTGGGCGCTTGCTGCCATCGCTGCCGGTGCGGTGCTGTCCGCCTTCGTCGCGCCGCCGGCCTTGGTGGTCGCTTCCGTCGCAGCATTCACCCTGGCTGAGATGGCAGACTTCGCCGTCTATGCCCCGCTTCGCAAGCGCCATCTCACCGCAGCCGTTCTCGCCAGCGGCCTTGTCGGGTCGATCATCGACAGCGCCGTGTTCCTCACGCTGGCCTTCGGTTCGCTCGCTCATATCGAGGGGCAGGTGCTCGGCAAACTGTGGATGACGCTGGCAGCGGCCGGAATATTGCTTCTGGTCCGCCGGCATCGGCTTGTCGCATGATGCCCGCCAAAAGCTATCAGATCCCCAACGGCAACCGCGTCCTCGTGTTTTTGTGCGAGACGTGCGGCGAGCCCGCCAGTTTCGGAGTCGGCGTGAACATCCTCGAAGCGCTGCGCACGGGAAGGCCGGAGCTTGCCGGGAAATGGACATGCGGACCGAATGGATGCAGGAATCCCAACTCAATCCCAAAGGACTAACCCCATGCCAGAGACGATGCTGGAACGTGTAGCGAAGGCGATCATTGAGAGCGACAACGCGGAGCCGTTATTTGCGTGCGCCTGTTCGGGCAAGGCTAACCCGGATGACCTCGCGTGTCCCTGCAAGCTTCGTGCTGCCGACCGGCGTGCCAGAGCAGCCATAGAGGCTATGCGGACGATGACGCCTGAGATGAGGGGTGCGCTGATCCTCTACGGTATGCTCGACGGCGACCCTGACGAGGCTTGGGACCAGACTATATCCGCCGCTCTTACTCAGCAAGGAGAAGGGAAGTGAGCGACACGACAGAATTACATGCGATGCTCGAAACCGTTATGCGCGAGTCCTACGAAGTTGGGTTTTGGAAGGCCATCGCGCAGGTTTGCGATACGCTCGCGCCACACCTGAAGGGTCAGCAAGGCGCTGATATAAAGCACGCACTTATCGGGCTGCAGCCTGACGTGGAACAGATGGTTGCTGCCGTCAATGCGCGCCGCGCCGCCGCTCTTTCGGGGAAACCGTGGGCATGACCCTTTCCAAATCATCTCGGCTCGTGCAACCCTGCCCATGTCCCGACTGCCCATCTCGCGTCATCCCCTGCCAACAACAGGGTTTTTTGCATGACTGAACAAACCAACCAGCTTCGCGCCGAAATGCTTGAAGCGTTCTTCGCTATCGAGCCGCACGATGCACATGTGAAAACTCGGAGAGAAGTTAAGGCAGGCGAACAGGGCGCGGCTGTCGCAGCATCAGTGGCGCATCATCGGGCAATGACAGGGGCAACCGGCGTGCCGGAGACCATGCCCACCAAAGCGCTGGAGCCCATTGTGCACCGGATGGCGCCGGACCCGTCCATGACGGCCTCCCAATACTACCACGAACGCACCAGCAATCCAGCCAAGCCCAATATCGGCAAGGTCCAGGTAGCCACCAACATGGTGACGCTGATCGGCGGGTTGGCGCTGATCCGCCGCAGGCTCTCGCATCACGAGAAAGCCGCAGCGTGGTTCAAGTCGGCCTATGAGGCACTGTACGGCGGCATGTCCCCGGCAATCGACATGAGCAGGGTGCGGGTCGATACATCGATCATGGCGCATGACAACGGGGCAGTGGCGCGGCTCGATCAAGCCAAGGCGTTGCTGGCACTGTTCGGCACGCAGAAAGAGCCGCCCCTGATGCCCAAGGCCGCGCTGGACCGCATCATCGCCTGCGTGGTGCTCGGCATTCCCTGTGCCGACAGTGCGCATGTGGGCAAGTCTGGCAAGCCCAGCGGCAGGGCAATCGAGCGGGAGGTGGACCGGCTGCTCGATGCGCTGGATACGCTGGCGGAAATCAGAGGCTATCGGACAAAAGGAAAAGCAGCGTGACCGACATAATTGAAATTGTGCGCGTGGCAAGTGAGATATTCGAACCGTGGGCGAGCTCTTACCACGAGGGGAGGGCCGTGCTTGGCATCATCCCGACTGCGCAAGTGCCAATGCTTGCCCGGATGGACACGGACCGTTTTGCGGCGGCTCTCTACTCAGCTTTGGATCATCCTGAGACGCAGCTTGACAACCGGGAAACCGATCAGCGATAAGTAGCTATTCGGCGCTTTGCGCCCGAATCCCGTTCAGCCCGCTCCCGAGACATCGGTTGCGGGTTTTTCGTTGGGAGCACATTAGATGGCAAAACCGTTGCGGATCATCACCCAGCCCGAAAGCTGGAAACAGGAAGTGCGGGCCGACGTGGTGACGCGTCTGCGGGAATTGCTTGAAATGGCCGAAAGCGGAGAACTCCAAGGCATCGCATACGCGGGTTCATGCATGGACGGCATGACCGTAACCGGTTTCACGAAGAACAATGCACAGTCCGCAATCCTCGGCGGCCTCGCTCGGGTCCAGCACCACATGTTGGCGAGCGAAGCGTAGGTTTGGAGGCAGCAATGCCGAAATGGTCCATCAGATACCACGGCGAGGACATATGGCATGTCCACCGCCCAGACGGCTCCTATTGGGGATGGGCATTTGGCGACGCAGCTTGTGCTATATCTCTCGTGAAATTCGCCACGGCGCGAAGCGACTAACACACCCAAGCCAACAAGCTTCAGGAACAAGGCCAAAACAAATGGTGTTCAAACCCGGCGTGTCGGGCAACCCAGGCGGACGCCCTCGGGGAAAAGGCATTGCGGCAAAGGCTCGTGAACACACCGACAGGGCCATGGAAGTGCTTGTCGAGGGCATGCAGGACGATGACCCTAAGGTTCGCATCTCCGCTGCCCGTGAAGTCCTCGACCGTGGCTGGGGCAAGCCGCTCACCATGACAGCCGATGTGACCAAGAGGCTCGATGAGTTCACCGATGATGACCTCGATGCCGGAATCTCTTTCCTCCGAGCAGCTATCGGCGCTGCTGACCCGGATGGAGAGGGAGAAGGCACATCGACAAAGCACTAACAAGCTCAGGTTCTACCGTCCCTACGCCAAGCAGCGTGAGTTTCATCGGCAAGGCGCTGAATTTCGCGAGCGGCTGCTGATCGCAGCGAACCAAGTGGGCAAGACTTGGGCCGGTGCTGCGGAAGCAGCGATGCACCTAACCGGCCTTTACCCGGAATGGTGGGATGGCAGGCGCTTCGACCGTCCTGTTGTCATGCTGGCTGGGTCCGAAACTTACGATCTGACGCGAGACGGCATTCAGCGGCTCATGGTTGGCCCGCCCGACCAGGAAGAGAATTGGGGCACGGGGTCGATCCCCGCCAACTGTCTCATGGCCAGGACGCGCCGCATGGGCGTTTCCAATGCTCTCGACAGCGTGACGGTCCATCACATCAGCGGTGGGCTCAGCTCGCTCGGCTTCAAGGCATATGAGCAGGGGCGGGGCAAATGGCAGGCCAACACGGTTGATTACGTGTGGTTTGACGAGGAGCCGCCCGAGGACGTGTATTTTGAGGGCATTACCAGAACGAACGCGACGGGCGGGTCGGTAGCGGTGACGTTCACGCCGCTCATGGGTATGTCAAACGTGGTGGCGCGTTACCTCATGGAAACGAACACGGACGGAGCTGAAGATCGCGGCACGGTCACGATGACCATTGACGATGCCGAGCACTATACGCCAGAAGAGCGCGCCAAAATCATCGCTAGTTATCCGGCGCATGAGCGGGAAGCGCGGACCAAGGGCATTCCAAGCCTCGGCTCTGGGCTAATTTTCCCGGTGCTCGAAGACGAGATCATTGTGCAGCCGTTCGACATTCCGGCGATATGGCCGCAGATCAACGGCGTGGACTTTGGCTACGACCATCCGTTCGCAGCAGCCAATCTCGCATGGGATCGTGACGCCGATGTGGTTTACGTCTGCAAGAACTACCGTAGCCGCCAGACGACGCCGGTCATTCACGCCGCAGCAATCAAGCCGTGGGGCGACTGGATACCGTGCTCATGGCCTCACGATGGCTTCCAGCATGACAAGGGCAGCGGCGAGCAGCTTGCCGGGCAGTACAAGGCCCAGGGGCTCAACATGCTTCCCGAGAATGCCGAGTGGGAAGAGGGTGGCATTGGCGTTGAGGCGGGTATAGCCGAAATGCTGGACCGCATGCTGACGGGCCGCTGGAAGGTCTTCGCGACCTGCACCGAATGGCTTGAAGAGCGCCGCCTGTATCACCGCAAGGACGGCAAGATCGTCAAGGAACGCGATGACGTGCTCTCAGCCTCTCGCTACGCGCTGATGATGCTGCGGTTCGCTGAGGTTCATCGTGCCGGTGTCATGCCGCAGATAGATACCAGTTGGGTGGTTTGATGCTGACACTGACGAAGCAGCGCGGGGTATATCGTGGCTGAGAACGAAGTCGAGGACAGCGACCTCTCTGCCATCATCGCGGATGAAATCCGCCAGGCGCAGACATTTGACCAGACCAAGCGCACCCGTGCCATCGAATACATGCGCGGCGAAATGCGCGACCTGCCGGCGCGGGTCAACGGTTCCTCGCAGACCGACCGCACGCTGGCCGATAACATCTCGTGGACGCTTCCTGGCGTGGTGCGCGTCTTCGCTGCGTCAGATCAGATGGTGCAGTTCGAGTCGACCCAGGGGGGTGGCGAGCAGTGGGCTGAAGAGGCCAGCGAATATACCAACTACTCGTTCTTCCGCGAGAATGAAGGTTATCGCGTCCTCTACAACGCGACTTATGACAGCCTGCTCTTCGGCAACGGCGCCGCTTGTTCCTACTGGTGCCCCGAGGAAGCCAAGACCAAGCTTTTCAAGGACAAGACCGAAGAGGAGCTAGCCTACCTCATCGAAGAGGGCTGGCAGGGCATGGGCGTGCCTCCCAAGCCCGGCAAGCCCACAACGGGGCAGGTCGAAGACCCGATGACCGGGCAGGTTATCGAGGTTGAGGTTCCGACCTTCACCGTTCGGCTGCAAATGGTCACTGAGCGCGGCCAGATCAAAGACATGACGCTGAAGCCGGAAAACCTGCTTCTCAACAACTATGCCACAACCATTGATGATGCGCGCTTCGTCGGGTACCTGCACGACGACAAGACCCGCTCCGATCTGCTGGAATTGGCGGACGAATACGGATGGGACAAAGCGGCTATCGAGGAATTGCCCGCTTATAGCCGCCGCGACAATACACAGGTTGCGGACAGCCGCCGCGCAGCATCGGAAACGAAGAACGACAATTCACCGGTCGCGTCTGGCGATCCGATTGACCTTTACGAATGCTACATCAGGGCTGACCGCGATGGTGACGGCATCGCTGAGATGTTGCAGGTTTGGTATGCCGGCAACGCCGGCTCAGGACTGGTGCTGAGCGAGGATGAGTGGGAAGATGACGTCCCATTCACCGACATTCCTTGCTATCCGGTGCCGCACCGCTGGGAAAGCGAGGGCATGTATGATCGGTCCGCCGACATCCAGCGCGTTAAGAGCGTGCTACTGCGTCAGTTGCTCGACAATACCTATGCGATCGGCATGCCGATGCGTGAGGTTGAAGAGAAAAGCGTCACGAATCCCGACATTCTGATCAACCCCAAGTTTGGCGGGCTGATCTGGAAAACTAAGGGCTCCGCCCCGATTGTCTCGCATGCGATACCCTTCATTGGCGACAAGCTGATGCTGTCCTTGTCCTACATGGACGAGATCAATTCAAAGCGCACCGGCATTTCCAAGACCACTATGGCCCTGGACCCGGAAGCGCTGCAAAACCAGACGGCGACGGCAAACCAGAACCAGCGGGACGCCGGCTATTCGCAGATTGAACTGATCGCTCGCAACCAGGCCGAGCTCGGGTGGACCAAGTTCTTCGCCAAGCGCCGCAACCTGGCCAAGAAATATATCAAGGAAACGATTAAAATCCCGTCCCGCAACGGCGATGTGCAGGAAGGGCAGAGCGAGGGCCAACCGGGCGACACGAGCAAGTACCGCACCATCCAGCCCGAGCATTGGTCCGACGACATGGCCTGCACGATCAACGTTGGGTTGGGCACCGGCTCGCGCGACCGCGACATGTCGATGCTGAACCTGATCCTCAATGGGCAGATCGGCATGGCCGATAGGCTCGCCAATTTCGGCATGAAGGCCAAGGCCATCGAATTCATTCCCAAGATCAGAAAGACCGCGGTGGAGATGGCGGAAAGCTCGGGGCTGAAGAACCCCGACGATTACTACCCGGACATTTCCGACGACGAACTTCAGCAGATGATTGAGCAGGCCAAGCAGCCGCAGCCCGATCCGGCGCTGGCGCTGGAAGAGGCCAAGGGCGAGGTTGCCAAGGAACTGAAGCAGGTGGATGCGCAGGTCACGCTGCAAGTCGAGCAAGGCAAGAACCAGATGCATCTTGAGGCATCGCGCATCGATTCTGAGGTGCAGGTGCGCCGCGAACAAGCCCAACTCGAAGCCGATCTGGCGACCAAGGAAGCCGATCGCCGGAACGCATTCGCCATCGAACAGCAAAAGCAACAATTCGAGCTTCAGAAGCAGGATCGCGAACTGGCGTTTCGCGCCATTGAATTGCAGTCCAAGAACGACCTTGAGCGCGACAAGATGGCGAATGCCGCCAAGGTTGCAGCAATGAAACCCAAGCCGGAGCCCGTAGGCACGCGCAAGGTGACGTGAGAGAGGACTTAAATGGCAAACGCTATTTATCCTGAATATAAGCAATCCCTGCTCTCAGCGGCGGCGAACGTATCGCTCAATGTGGACACGGCAGATGACGGTGTGTACTGCGCACTGGTCGATACCGGCACCTACACCTATTCGGCCGCGCACGAATTCTACAGCGACCTTTCTGGTGTTGTAGGGACCGACCAGCGGATTACGACGCCAACAGTGGCCAACGGCACCCTTGACGGCGACAACCTTACCTTCACCTCCGTGTCGGGCGCCACAGTGGAAGCATTGGTCATCTACCGCCACAACGCAGGCGCCAATACGACATGGAAGCTTGTCGCCTACATTGACACAGGGCAGACAGGTTTGCCGGTTACGCCCAACGGCGGCGACATCACGATCACATGGGACGCCTCGGGGATTTTTACCATCTAAACAAGTGGTAGCCCAATGGCAAAAACCCTCTCCAGCATCAGCCTGGACGCACCGGATGCACCGGTAAGCGCCTCTGTAAACGACACCTTTGCCTTTTCCGGGACGCCTGGTTTTACGGGAAGCGGCGGTGTCGCGCGCTACGACTGGAAATGGGAGGTTGATGACGGCGGCGGCTATGTGACGATAGCTGCGAGCGGCACGGGGCTGGTCACGTCCGGCACCAACCCGGAAGTCAACTCGAATTCGCAGACTCAAAACTCGATCACGGTTTCGTGCGACTCGGTCGGTTCCTACACGATCCGCATGGCGGGTGCGCCGTCGACTGGTGGTAGCTACACCGTTGTCTCTGCAACGCAGACCGTCGAAGTGGCCGCCGGCGCGCAAAATATCACCGGAGCGCTTTACACCGACACAGACACCTTCTTCGCGGCAACCATCGGTCGCGGCGCTGTTGGCATAACCGGGACTCTCTACGAAGACGGCGACACGTTCTTTGCCGCTACCGTCAATGCGTCGTATCCGATCACCGGAGCGCTTTATGCCGACGACGATACATTCCACCAGGCGGCGGTCGCTGTCGGCGCAGTTACTATCTCCGGTGCCCTGTATAGCGACGATGACACCTTCTATGCTGCGAGCGTGGCGTCCGGTGGTAGCACGCAGGATATCACCGGGGCGCTCTACACTGATACTGACAGCTTTTTCGCTGCAACGGTGTTGGCTGGAAGGCTGCAGCATCGCAGTAAAGCGTGCCTTCGATGATCGCAAGGCGATGTATGCCAGCGACGGATACACCCGCACAGGAGCCACAAAGTGAGCTACAGAACGATCACCTTTACGCCATCGGTCAACACCGACGCGCACGCTACGGGCGATGTTGTTGCGGCGCTTGAGGAAATCACCGATTGGGCCAAGGAGCAGGGCGGTTCTTCGCTTATCGTCTCCGTTACGGTCAACGACGCGACCGCCAGCGGAGTTGCCCTTGATCTTGTGTTCTACACCGCAACTGGCAGCATCGGGGCAGAGTCCGCTGCCTATACCACTACCGACGCGGTGGCAGCCACTCATGCTGGGACGGTCAACGTGCTTGCGGCGAGCTACGACGACGCCGTGAACAACAAGAGCGCGACACAGGCGGAAGACCTTGTAATTGGCTGCGCCGCGGATTCCACATCGATCTGGATGGGCGTTGTCGCGCGCGGGTCCATCGATCCGGCAGCGGCTACGGACCTCACCGTCAAGCTTGGGCTTCACCGCGGATGACCCCTGCCGAACGCACCGCGGTCGAAGCCGCCAGGCTGCTCAACGAACCGCTACTAGTGGAAGCCCTCGACGGCATCATGGCCGACGCCTTTGCTGAGTTCAAGGACATCAAGATCAGTGCCGACAACGTGATGGAAGTCATTGCGCTACAGCAGCGCATCGTTGCCACCCAGGAAATTCTTGACCGTCTCAATGCCAAGATCACTGCCTCCGGGCAGAACGATGGCGGCATGGTGGTCGAGATGAAGCCGTCCGAGTAATCGATCGCGGCTTTCGCCCCGCAGTGATGCGCGGCCCATCCCAGAGCGCCACGGCGCCAGAAGGACCCTAACCACATGGCTAATGACAACAATCTCTCCGGGGAACCGGGGCCTGATGTCACGACTCCTCAAAGCTACGATGAGCAGATTGAGGACATATCCGATCTCCTGGACGACCCGGAAACGGACCCCGTTGAAGAGCTTGAGGATAGCGAAGCCGCAAAACCCACGCCCGAGGATGACGACGATCCTCTTGGGTTAGAGGTGGAAGCGGAAGACGTTGACGAGGCTGACGCAGAAGACCCGGACGGCTCCGAAGAGCCTGAAATCAAGGGCGGACGCTTTGCACCCGACAGTGCAAAAGTCACTCTTGAAGATGGCACCGTGATCACCGTCGCGGACCTGAAGCGCAACAACCTGTTTCAGCGCGATTACACCAAAAAGACAACGGAGCTGTCTGCCGAACGCGAGCAGATCACGGCTCTCAAGTCTGAGGTGGATCAGGACGCTCAACAACTGAGCCAGTTCCGAGAATACGCTACGTGGTACGCCGAAAACTTCCTCATCAAACAGCCCACTCCGCCCGCCACCGAGGACGACTTTGTCGGCTGGCACAACTACCGGCTGGAGATGGATAAATACAACGCCCACGCCCAAGCCTACCAGGCTTTCCAAGAGCAACAGCAGGTCGAAGAGCAGAAAAAGACCGGCGAAACGCAGAAGCAGGCCAAAACCCGGTTTGCGCACGAGCGTGACGCCCTGCTCAAGGCCATGCCTGTTCTGAAGGACCCGGTAAAGGGCAAGGCAACGTGGGACGCCATCGTGTCGGGGGCTTCCGAGCACTACGGCATCACGGCACAGGAAGTGAACACCGTTGGGGATCACCGGATGCTGGTGGCTCTGCGCGATGCGCTTGCGTATCGCCGGATCAAGGCAAAGGCCCCCCAGGTGCAGGCACAAGTCGCACAAAAGCCCGCGATGAAACCGGGCAAGCGTGCGGCACCAAACGCAGCGATCTCCAAGGAACGACAGGTTCGGTCTGAGCGGCTTCGCAACAGCGGCAGCTTTGAAGATGGCATTGCCGCGCTTCAGGACTTTGACCTCTAGGAGAAACCCCAAATGGCTCAGGTAGCCAACACCTACGAAACGTTCGATGCCATAGGTCTGCGCGAGGAACTCTCGAACAAAATCTGGCAGATTACGCCGGAAGATACCCCGTTCCTTGCCCTCGCCGGACGCACGAACGTCACTACCACGTTCCCCGAGTGGCAGACCGATACCCTTGCCACTCCGGACACCGACAACAACCAGCCGGAAGGTAACGACTGGTCCTACGACGCCATCACGCCGACGACCCGTGTTGGCAATCGCACGCAGATTTCCGAAAAGAGCTTCCTGATCTCCCGTACCCAGGAGCACACCGACAAGGCCGGGCGCAAGTCCGAACTTGCTCGCGAAACCGTCAAGAAGTCCACCGAACTCAAGACCGACATGGAAGTCATTTGCCTGAGCAATCAGGCGTCTTCCGCAGGTTCGGGCAACGGCGCAACCAACCGCACTCTTGGCGGGCTGCGTGCGTGGCTACAGACCAATGACGATCTAGGTGGTGGCGGCTCGTCCGGCTCGTACTCCAACGGCGTGCTTGCGGCGGCGACCAACGGCACCCAGCGCGCGCTTACCAAGGCGCTGATCGATGCCGTGATGCTGAGCACCACCAACGCGGGCGGCAAGCCCAAGGTTCTGATGCTGAGCAACTACAACAAGACTGTGTTCTCCCGTTTCCTCGATGATGCGGACGTTGTGCCGCTGCGCAAGGAACTGGGGAAGGGCCAGGCCACCATTGTCGGGGCGGCTGACGCCTACCTGACGGACTTCGGACTGCTCACCACAGTGCCGAATACGCAGATGACCCGTGCTGGCGCCACTATTGCCCGCAACGTGTATCTGCTCGATCCACGCATGCTCAGTGTCGGCATCTTCGATGACATCGCCGTTCGCAAGCCCGCCATTACCGGCGATGCTGAGAAGCGCGTGATCAACGTCGAGTATACCCTGATAATCAACAATGAAGCTGCCCATGGGGTCATAGCCGACACCTATGGCATCTCGGCTTCAAGCTAAGGAGGGCGGAAAAATGCCTGTAACTCACGTTCCAGTGACGATTGCCATCGGCACAACCGCCTACACCGTTCTGGAGAACAACTCCGGGCTCACGCACTATGTGCTGGACCTGACCGGAAACTGCACGTTCACGCTGCCTTCACCGAAAGCCGGGCTGTGGTTCGACTTCGTCTATGCCGGTGACGCGGCGGATGCTCAGGACTGGATCATCGATACCGGTTCCGACACCAACTTCTTCATCGGCGGTCTGGTCTTCCTCGATCAGGACGGGGACACTGTTGGTCCCATCGACGGCGACGGCAACTCCAACTCCAAGCTGACCGTCGTGAAGCCGGAACCCGGAACCCGTCTCCGGGTGGAAAGCGGCAACGGCACTACGTGGATCGTCAGCGGCTATGTGCTGAGCGCCACGATCCCGTCCTTCGCGGATCAGTAGACCCACCCAACACGCACCACCACCACCAATAGGGGGCGGGCTTCGGCTCGCCTCTTTTTCATTCATAGGCGCTCCCTCGCCTGAAACCATAGGAAGGGCCACATCATGGCCGCTGATCAGAATCTCACGCGCTCCCGCCTGTTCAACAAGCTGGCGCACGATATCGACACCTTCGCCGACGCAATCACCACCGTCTCCGCTGACCGCTTTCTCGTCTATGACGCCTCGGTCGGCAAGTTCGGCTATGTGACCCACGGCGATCTGACCCTGACCGACCTCGGCGCCATCCTCGCGGATGTTGTCGTTGGCGTTGACGGTACGGGCCATGACGTAACGTTCTTTGGCGATACGGCTGGCAAGAGTTGGCTCTGGGATCAGAGCGCCGACAAGATGATTGTCACGGGCGCGTCGGATTTCCTCGGTGCCATTGAGGTCGGCGTCAATGACGCAGGGCACGATGTCAATTTCTACGGTGCCACCGCCGGACAGAAGCTGTTCTGGGACGAGTCTGCGGACACGCTCAATCTTGACGCCACCGTCCAGATTGACGGCACGGTAACGGTGGGCGTTAGCGATACCGGCTATGATGTCCAGTTTTTCGGTGACACGGCTGCGAAGTCTTGGCTGT